TTTCTACCCAGACCCTAATGCTAGAACTATGGAAGAAGCAGAATATGTTATTCAAAGACATAGATTAAACAGACATCAATTTAAAGATTTATTAAATAGACCTTATTTTAATAAAGAAGCTATTTATAAATGTTTAGAAATGGGTCCAAAGTATGATAAGAAAAGTTGGGAAACATCTATTGATGCAGAAAATAATTCATATGGTGATTTAGAATCTAATAGATATGAAGTATTAGAATACTGGGGAACTATAGATGCAATGTCTGCTAGAGAACAAGGTTTAGATATTGCTGAAGACATAGAAGATTTTGAAGAAGTTCAAGTTAATATTTGGATGACTAATGGTAAAATAATTAGAATAGTAGAAAATCCTTTTACTCCATTTAGAATACCTTATCAATCTTTTTCTTACGAAACAAATCCATATCAATTCTTTGGTATAGGTGTTCCAGAAAATATGGATGATGCACAATCTATTATGAATGGTCATGCAAGAATGGCAATTGATAACTTAGCATTAGCAGGTAACTTAGTTTTTGATATTGATGAATCAGCATTGGTTCAAAATCAAAACATGGAAGTTTACCCAGGAAAGATTTTTAAAAGACAAGCTGGAGTTCCAGGTCAAGCAATTTATGGAATTAAGTTTCCTAATACTGCAAATGAAAATATGCAGATGTTTGATAAGTTTAGACAACTTGCAGATGAATCAACAGGTATACCTTCTTACTCACATGGTCAAACAGGAGTAACAGGTATGACTAGAACAGCATCAGGTATGTCAATGCTTATGGGTGCTGCATCTTTGAATATTAAAACAGTCATTAAAAATATTGATGACAGCTTAATTAAACCTTTAGGAGAATCTATGTTCCAATGGAATATGCAATTCTATGAAGGTGATTTACCAATCATGGGTGACTTTGAAATTAAAGCAACAGGTAGTTCTTCTTTGATGAGAAAAGAAGTTAGGTCTCAAAGACTTACTATGTTCTTACAAACAATTCAAAATCCATCTATTGCTCCATTCGTTAGAATATCAGAAGTTATAAAAGAGTTAGCATACTCTTTAGATTTAGACCCTGATGAAATAATTAATTCTAAAGATGAAGCAGAAATTTATGCTAAAATTATAGGATATCAAAATGCTCAACAAGGAACTAGCCAAGAAGCTCCTATCCCTGGTCAACAGCCAGGAATGGAAACACCTGGAGGAGTACCTGGACAAGGTGCAGAACCAAACGACCCAGGAAATGGCGAGGGGATTGACCCAGCAAACAATCCAGCAATGCCAGGGGAGATGGCTTTTTCTGGACAGGTTGAAGAACCTGCCTAGTCAAGTTAGAGAAATACTAAAAGATAGTGTTGACTAAACACTTTTCTATTGTTATAATAAACAAACAAGGATAAAAATTATGTACTATAAGAAGAAAAAACCTAGAAATATGGCAACAGGTGGGCTTATGTCTCAACCTCCATTTATTGCTAAACAGGATGAAGAAGATAATGGTATTAATCCATATGATGTAAATACTCCTGAGTCAGCAAGACAAGGTTTACCTTCTAGACTTTTATCTAAAAAAAGAACAAGATTTAATAAAGGTGGTTTTCCAGATTTAGATGGTAGTGGAGATACTACTATGAAAGATATTTTAATTGGCAGAGGTGTTATTAAAAAAGCTAAAGGTGGAATCATGGATAGACAAGAATATTCTAAAGGTGATGAAGCAATTAGACTTTTAAGAGATATTGATTTACCAGATGAACCTTTAGAAGAAGGACCAGCAGAAGGAGATATTCCTGGAGAAAAATATGCTGGTGGAAAATCTGCAAAAGATAAAATGATTGTAGATAAAATTGAAAGATTAGAAGCTGCAAAAGAAATGCAAACTGATTCTACTATGATTGCAAAAATTGATAATGAAATTAAAAGTTTAGAATCAAAAGTTAGTACAAGAATTACAGCAGCAGCAGGTGGTTATATGGATGAAAACCAAATAGCAGAAGAAACACCACTAGCTTTAAGTATTGGTGGTTCTGTTAGAAGACCAGAAGAAAGAAAAGAATATCAAGCATATGCTGAAGGTGATATAGTTGAAGATGAATCTTTACTAACACCTATGGGTATGGAAGAAGAAAATGCAATGGCTGAAACTGATATGGAAATGGAAGCTGAAGATGATATGGATTATGATTCAATATTAGATACATCAGCATTATCAGAAGAAGAAGAAACAGTATTAGATGAAGCTATAGAAATGCATCCAGAGTTAGAAGCAATTTTACCTAAGTTAGTTGCAACAGAATTTACAGAAGATGAATTAGTAGAAGGACCAGGAGATGGAACTTCAGATTCAATTCCAGCACTTTTATCAGATGGAGAATTTGTATTTACAGCCAAAGCAGTTAAAAATATTGGTGTAGACAGATTAAGAAAGATGATGAAATCAGCAGAAGAAAGTTATGATGCTGGACAAGTAAGTCAAGAAGAAAATGCTGCAATGTCAGCAGATGATTCTTTATTGGCATAACAGAATTTTTAGAGTGGTACTCTAAAGATAAACAAGCTACCTTATATTTATATAAGCCCTTGTAGCTTTGTTTTCAATCAATAACCAAAATTTAGCTACCTTCACAGTTAAAGAAGCCCTAAAGGAGGACACATGAAAGAAGACGAAGGACAAACTAAGGAAGTCAAAGCGAATCCTTATAACAGAAATAAGTCATGGCATACAGAAGATATTATGCCTACGAATTTTGTTTCTGCAGATAATGGACCAGCAGATGCCAACACCGACCCTAGAGGTTTAGTTAGAGATGCTACTGACAGTAATGTCAACCCTGATACTAACGAACAAATAGATTCGGCTACTTCGGATAAGTCTTTACAAGAATCAGCACTTAATACTGCTGAGACTAAAGCTTATACAAAAGTTGACTACAAAAAAAGATACGATGACCTAAAGAAGTATTATGATAGGAAATTAGGTGATTGGAATGCTAAAGAAGGAGACCTTAAAGCACAGCTTCAAGCGAACCGACCAAAGTATACTCCACCAAAATCTGAAGAAGAATTAAAAGTCTTCAAAGAAGAATATCCTGACATATATGGAGTTGTGGAAACTGTATCTCACTTGCAATCTCGTAATGAGATGACAAGCTTACAAGAGGAAGTTGAAGCTCTTAAGAAAAAGAATGATTCTTTGGCAGCTCGTGAAGCTCAATTAGAGTTATCGAAATACCATCCAGACTTTAATGATATTAAAGAATCGGATGATTTTCATAACTGGGCAGATGAACAGCCAATGGAAATTAAATCTTGGATTTATGAGAACAATAACAATGGTAAACTTGCAGCAAGAGCAGTCGACCTGTACAAGAAAGACCGAGGACTTGGATTAGATAAAAAAACTACTACTGAGAATAGGCAACCAAAAGAAGGTGCTGATTTGCTAGTTAAAACTAGAGAACAAGTTGGACAACCTACTGGACAGAAGCCAATTTTCAAAACTTCAGATATTCACAAGATGTCTGTCGATGAGTTTGAAAGATATGAGAAAGATATCTTGACAGCTCAAGCAGAAGGTAGAGTTATAAAAGATTAACTTTATTTTCATTTTTATCAACAAGTAAACAAATAAGGAAATAATTATGGCACACTTTGCAGGAGGTTCTACTACTAACTTTGGTGGACAGAACCCTTCAGGAACACAGGCAAATTCGTTTTTTGTTCCAGAAATATATAGTAAAAAAGTATGGATTGCTTTAAGAAGAGCATCTACAGTAGAAGCAGTATGTAACACAGATTACATGGGCGAAATCAAATCATTCGGTGATACAGTAAATATCGTGAAAGAACCACAAATGTCTGTGGCAGCTTACACTAGAGGTACAGCTACTTCTGATACTGCTATTACTGACCATGAATTAGTGTTGACTATTGACAAAGCTAATTACTTTAGTTTTGCAATCGATTCTTTAGAGAAAAGATTTAGTCACATTAACTTCGCTGATATTGCTTCAAACAATGCAGCTTACAAACTAAAAGATACAATGGATGCAGAAGTCTTAGAACATATGTATACTGATTCAATCGGTTCAGGTTCACAAGCAGACTCTCTTACTCCTATTGCGACATCAGGTGGTGTAGCAGCATCTCAAGCTATCTTCGGTTCAGTAGCAACTCCTATTGATATAGGACATGGTACTGGTGAAGTTGACCCTCTTAACTTTATGAGTTCAGCAGCTCAAGTTATGGATGAGAAAGCTAACCCTGAAGAAAATAGATGGTTCGTAGCAGCTCCTAAGTTCTACAATGAACTAGCAGATACTTCATCTAAACTTCTATCAATTGACTTTAATGCAGGTAAAGGTTCATTAAGAAATGGACTTGTTGCATCTGGTTTAATTAGAGGTTTCGCTATGTACAAATCAAACAACTTGAAAACACAACAAGTTGGTGGTGGTTCTGGACCTACTGAAGCAGTAGTTCAGTTCGGTCACATGAGAAGTACTTCTTGTGCGAATGCGATGAACACAGTTGAATCTTTCAGAAGTCCAACTACATTCGCTGACCAAGTAAGAGGTCTTCATGTATATGGAAGAAAAGTTCTTGAAAGACTATCTATTGGTGCAGGTATCATCAAAATAGACTAATCAATAATTAAATGTTAGGGGGAGCAATCCCCCTTTCATCTATTAAATATAAAGGAATATTAAAATGAAATTAAAAGAACATATACCCCACATTATAGCAGAACATAAAAAAGCAATAGCAGTAGCTGTTGTAATATTAATTGTTGCAATAATTATATAAGGAAACATTATGCCAGGATATGGAATGAAAAAGAAGCCAATGATGAAACATGGTGGAAAAGTTAAAAGAAAAAATTATGGACATGGTGGTGGTGCTATGGTTATCACTATTAGTAAAGTAAAAAATAAAGATAAAAAGAATTATAAAAAGAAGTAAGAATTATGGGATTAATGTCATCTCCTGCATGGACAAGGAAAGAAGGCAAAAACCCTAAAGGTGGTTTAAATGCTAAAGGTAGAGCATCTTACAATAAAGGTAAAACCAAAACAGGTAAGAAAAGAAATCTTAAAGCACCTAGTAAAGTTAAGGGAAACAAACGAAGAAAGAGTTTTTGTGCGAGGATGAAAGGGATGAAGAAAAAACTTACATCTAAAAAAACTGCTAGAGACCCTAACTCAAGAATTAACAAATCATTAAGGGCATGGAACTGTTAAATGGCAAAAGATTATAAAACATTAGTAAACGAATTATTAGTAGAATTAAATGAACCAGAAGTTACAACAGTAGCTTCAGCAGTTGGAATACAAAAACAAGTAGCTAATGTAGTTAATAGAGCTTACTTTGATATTGTTGATGCTGTTGATGATTGGTCATGGTTAAGTTCAGATGTACCTGATGACCCTTACTATGGAAATACAATAGTACCAACAGTTGCAGGTCAAAGATTTTATTTATTAAAAGCTGGGTCAGCTAATATTGATTCAGATTTTGATTCAGTAAATTGGGATATGTTTACTTTAGTAGATACAAATGCTCCATTTACAATTAATAAATTACCTTTTACAACTCTAACAGAATGGAGAAGTAACTATGCAAAATCTGAAGAAGCTTCTGCAAGAACAGGTAATTATGCAACACCATTAAGAGTTATAAGAAGTTCAGATGGTAGAAGATTTGGATTATCTCCTATACCAGATAAAGTTTATAATATTCATTTCTTTGCTTATAATAGACCTACTGCTTTATCAGCAGATACAGATACAGTTTTATTCCCAGAACAATACAAACCAGTTTTACTAGCAAGAGCTAGATATTATTTATATCAGTTTAAAGATAACATTGCACAATCACAACTAGCTTTAGATGAATATAAAAAAGGATTACAAAATATGGCTGATAATTTAAATTCACCACAGCCACAATATATGTCAGATGTAAGGTTTACTTACTTACTACCATAGGATAATAAATTATGCCAACACAAGGAGCTTCAATTACTGTTGCAGGAGGTTTGGATTTAGTATCAAGCTCTCATGCTTTGTTCCGAACTCCAGGTGCTGCAACTATATTAGAAAATTTTGAATCATCTACAACAGGTGGTTATAGAAGAATTAATGGTTATACTAAATGGGGTGGTTCAAATTCAGCAGCTCCTTCAGGAACTCTTACAGATGTTATTACAGGACTAACACCTTATGCAGGTGGTGTTGTAGCTTGTCAAGGTTCAGGAATCTTTTGGTCAGATGATGGTATTACTTGGCTTCAAATTAATAAAGATACTTATGTAGCTAAAACAGGAACAGTAGCAGTTAGTGCTGGTTCAGCAACAGTTACAGGAACTGGTACATTATTTACAACTGAGTTTGCTGTTAATGATAGAATTCAAATTAACTCTATTAATTATAGAGTATTATCAATTACAAGTGATACAGTATTAACATTAGATAGTAATGTACAAACAACAGCTTCAAGTCAAGTTGTAAAGAGAAGTGGAGTTTTAGGTTCTGCTTTAGCTAGTGCAACTACTATAACAAGAAGTAATCAAACTAATAATCAATTTGCTACTTTTGAATCAGATGGTGCTTATGGTAGTTTATATATTGTTGATGGCACAAACAAAATTGCAGAATTTCAAGTAAGAGTAGTAGGTGGTGTTAATAATTATTATTTTGAAGAACTAGCATCTCCAGCTCCTTCTAATCCAAAGATATGTGAAATATTTTCAGAAAGATTAGTAGTAGCAGGACAAACAACTTCAACAAGTACAGTAGCTTATAGTGCTAGATTAAAGCCATATGACTTTGAAGGTTCTTCAGCAGGTGAAATAGATGTTGGAGATATCATTGTAGGTATTAAAGTATTTAGAAACAGCTTAATTATATTCTGTAAAAATAGTATATTTGAGTTGACAAGTCTTGATTCTACCCCTATAATTAAGTCTATAACCAAAAATATAGGTTGTGTAAATGGTAACTCAATTCAGGAGATAGGTGGAGATTTAATCTTCTTAGCACCTGATGGATTAAGAACAGTTGCTGGTACAGCTAGAATTGATGATGTTGAAATTGGTTCTATTAGTAGAAAAATTTTACCTTTAATAAATAATCTATTAGCAAATATTCAACAGTTTACTATCTCTAGTATGGTTATTAGAGAAAGAAGTCAGTACAGATTATTCTATCATAAAAGTGGTCAAGGACAATCTGGACAATTAGGAATTATAGGAACTTTTAAATTTGATTCAAATGGAGTTCCTGCTTTTGAGTGGAGTGAAGCAAAAGGAATGGATTTAAAATTCTGTGCTTCAGAGTTAAATCCTCAGAACCAAGAAGTTAAGTTTGGTGCAAATGAAAATGGTTACATCTATGAAATAGATAAAGGTAACAATTTTGATGGAGCAAATATTAATGCTAGGTTTCAAACACCAGATATGGATTATGGTGATAATGGTTTAAGAAAAAGTCTTTATGCAGTTAAAGCAAATATTAAACCAGAAGGAACTCAACCAGATTTAAAAATGAGAATTAGATATGATTTTGAATCTACAGATGTACCTCAACCAGGTTCAGTTAATGTAGGTTCTTTAGCTGCTACTTCAAATTTTGGAAATGCAGTTTATGGAACATCTACTTATGGTGCAGTAACATTACCAAGTAAAAGAATGATTGTAACAGGAAGTGGTTTTTCAAATAACTTTAGATTTTTTAGTAATGATACAAATGCTGCATATGCAGTTAATGGTTTATTTGTATCTTTTATAGCAGGAGGAAGAAGATAATATGGCAGGTTATGTAAGACAGAGTGCAGCAGAAATTCAAGATACTTTAACAATTGATGCAGCAGATTTAAATAATGAATTTAATGCTCTTGTATCAGCATTCAATAATGGTTCAGGAAATACAGCAGGACACAAACATGATGGTACTGCAGCTAATGGTCCTGTTCTTAGCATACTTGGTGATTCAGGTTTAGGTACTCCTTTAAATAAAATTATTATAGATACTCCTAACAATCATTTAGAATTTAATGTTAATGTTAGTGGTAGTTCAGTAGAACAACTTAAAATACAAGATGGTGGAATTGTTCCAACTACTACTAATGATATTGATTTAGGTACTTCAACTTTACAATTTAAAGATGGTTACTTTGATGGTAATGTAACTTTAGATGGTTTAGTAATTGGAAGTGCTACAGCTATAACAGATGTAGATACAGATTTAACTGCTGTTTCAACAAGTGATGATACAGTAGCTTCAGCTAAAGCAATTAAAACTTATGTTGATGCACAAGTTGGTGGTTCAGATTTAGATTTTGAAGGTGATACTGGTGGTAATCAATCAGTTGATTTAACTACACAAGAACTTACTTTTACTGGTGGAACTGGTATTGATACTACTGGCTCTGCACAGACAATGACTTTTGCAATTGATACAGCAGTTGTTGTTGATAAAACTACAGCACAAACTTTAATAAACAAAACTTTAACTAC